CCCACACACACCAAAACCAGAAATCCACCAATATGTCATCTGTAGGAACATTCTAATCTGACAAATCACTATCTTCTTCCTCCCCGTAACTCTCTTCTTCTTCATCATCCATTATTGATCTTAGCAGGTCAGTTGAAATGATCGGCCTCTCAGAAGTCATGTTGTATAATGTCTGAATGGGTATACCATACGAATTGCTTGACTGTATCACTTGCATCATCTTCGATGGTTTGACACCTGTGTTGACCTCTAGAGATCTTAAGAGGTGACTAGTGATTGACTTCATAAGCAATTCAAAATTCCCCCCGGTGAAATCATCACTTGGCTTTCGGAGTTCTGTCAGCCATATTATCATATTCGCCAGTTGGCTAGTCCTCTCGTTTCTCACATTCTGAGATGCAAAGAAGCAGTCAAGGACTCTTGACTTCATAAATGAACCCTGTTGCAACCCATTTATTGTTAGCATTGCCTTCTTTGCCATAGGTCTCTTGAACCCTATGGCATTGACTAGCTCGATGTTGCCAGAGTCTTTTGCAATGCTCTCTAATATAGCGTCGTTGTTTGAGATCGATTGCTCAACTTCTTCTGCCCAGTCCCCAACAACATCATTGTGAAGTACCAAAGAGGTTGGCATCTCCAGAGATTCAATGGCATTTCTAAAGAGTTCGTCGAATGTCGCACCTGAGTCGATCATCTGCTGGTCATACTCAGAGATGACTCGGATAGAGTCATTCCTCATCAGAGAGAAAGATTCTTCATTGACTTCATCTCTGACTTCTATATACTCTTGGATTCGCTTCTTGTCGCTTGTTTCAAGGTTTAACAAGATCGGGTAGTCAACATCATTCTTCAGGAACTCCATTCTTGCCACTTCTGTCATCATGGGAAGGCGGTAGTTGAAGAACCACGATCGGTTCTCGAACAGCTTTGAGACACTGACTCCAAGGTATCTCACATCAACCCCATTCACCTGGCATCTTGGCAACTCAACGGGGTAGTAATCACCGTTGGTGTGGCATATGGTTGCACTTCGCTGGCCATTGTCTTCGAGGTAATATTCAAGTTTGAATGTCTTAGGGTCGTGGCTCCTCCTTATCTTGAAATTTTGCATGTCTGCAAGTCTTCTGTATCTAAACTTGCTGTCGAACTCTATGTTGAGCTTCATTGCTGTCACACCGCTGACACCTGCTCGATGAAGGGATTTTGTAGATGGTGAGAGATAGATGTCATGCTTGGAAACCACAGAGCTTTGGAAAAATGTTGAAATCTCAAATCCAGTCACACGACACATCTCCCTGAGCGAGCGGTAAAGTTCTGGTAAATCTGTCACTTGCCTGCATCTCAAATATCTGAGGTTGTTCTTCTCGTGAAGTGTATAGCAGTCTTCTGAAGAATTAACTAGCATCTCGAGTTCTCCAGTCCACTGACTCTTACCTGCTCGTGTTCTGTTGTTCCGCTGTGTTTTGATGTAGCTGTAATTGCTCATCCGCCATGATATAAGCTTCTCACGCAATTCGGATGATTCAAGAAGTTCACAAGCTAGGAATTTGAGTGCCTTCTGAGTAGGGAAGTCAAACCCTGACAAGGCCTTGATTGATCTTACAATGGTTTTGCATTCCTCACTTAATAGTGACCCATTTGCTAGCACAATATCAAAGTTCTGAACATCTCCACTCATGTTTCCGCTGTAGCTCATTAGTATCAAGTTGTAGTACAATTTCGCGAAATCAAGCTTCTTGCTCAATGTTGTCTCATCTTGTATATCATACTCATCAATTCCGACATCTAGAAGCACAGTCATGCCTGGCGAGTGGTTGTACTTCTTCAATATGGAGGCAGTCATATGCAGACCACTGGTGGATGGACCACTGGCAAAGGCCTGGATTCTGCTGGACTTTGAGTTCTTATATATCTTGGACATATAGTAGAACATGTCAAGAGGTCGTATTCCCTTCTCACTGCACTCAAACTTGAAATCATCCAAACTCCTCAATCTCATCCCGATCATCTTTTTGAACTCTTGAACATCTTCGGTGGTGGATTCCTGTGACCTCCCAAAGCTCGTTTCAATGATGTTCCTCAATGATGTGTTGTACTCATAATTGAAGTTATTCACCGACCAGGTTCTAACCGCCTGTGAATAGTGTTTCGTAGAGGACTTTAGCGCACCAAACTTGCCAACAAACGCTGTGATCACATCATAAGATTTGTGCTGGGGATACATCACGCTGATGAAGTTTTCAAAATTTACTGGTGGCTTGTTGTCAAGAAGATTGAATGATGTTTGAAGGAATTCGCGATAGGTGGTTTTGATAAAGGATTCTCGATGCTCAACCATGTCTGTGTCTGGATTGTATGACTCTGTGTTCTGGAATGGGCTTGTCCAGGCTTTCGCGGTCCTGAAGGCTGAAAGTCTGCCTATGTATATGGCAGGTGATGTTCTCCTTAGTGATTCTGAAGCTCCTTTTGTAAACAGCTTTGAAAGAATTGTGTATTTTGTCTCTTCTATTGTTTCGGGACCTCTCACAACAAGGAAAGGATTTTGAGTGAAATATTCCTCCACATCATTTGCATTTGCATTTAGCCGTCTCCTCATGTTGTCGAGCTGCCTTACAAGGCCCTGATTTATCCCAAAGTGGTCCTTTTTCATCAAAGCTTCAGAATCATTTGGGAACAGCTCCTCTTTCTCTCTCTTGTTTATCTCTGTGTAGAGTAGCTTCACAGGCTTGGAATTTGGGTTCAACTTGAGTAAACGGTAGTTCCAGTATTCAGGACCGATCACATCTTGAAGATCAATATCGTATGTTGGATAAACACCGAAATCATAGGGTATCTTTGAAAGTGAAGTCCCCATTATTTCGGACAGATCATTCTCACCACCAATCTTTGTGTCAAATATTTTGTAAAAGTGATCAGAGTTGAGTGAATGAGCAAAGGAGCAAGTGAGGGATGAACACCCATTCTCGCGCATTTGTCTTATTCTGCTGTAAGACTCGTTAACAAAGGATGAGCATGAAGTGGTACCGATGGTGTCAACAGAGGCGGATGCGAATTTGATTGTTGGTGATAATGTTTCTAGATTTGCCATGAAGGCGGAGTTAAGCTCATACATTACATGGCCACTAGCTGACTTGACAGACAGTTCCATCGAATGGAGCCTCTCAGAGGCATGTTCACATTGGCCGAGTAGCATGTACTGATAATATGAGTCTTTCTCCGACTTGTCAATCCCGATAATTGTTCCTTTGTCATCAGAGCCCACCCGAGTCCTCCACTGAATGTGTTGTTGGAGGTTCAACTTCTTGAGGCAAGACTTGAAGAGGGCATCTCGGAGGCTCAAACAGGATAGTGCCAGCACTGTGGAGTTGTAATGCGGAATCCCTTGACACATGTTCGAGTGGTTGACAAACCAGGGCTCGCCATCCATCAAGAATTTCTCTTTCTTCTCCTGTATAGCAGTGTTGTCGTGCTTCGCGTCTGGGTGTTTCATCCATTGCTCTATTAGCGCCTTTGGGTACTCCATCTTTTTGTTACTGTGGCTCAGGAAGATGAGCTTGGAGAGATCCTTGACTCCTGGGAAATCCTCGAAGTGATGCTCAAAGAGTGGCATGAAAATTGTTGGGATGAACTTTTGTGCCCATGTTGTCATGTCATATGACTCCTTTATTATCTGGATCGGGGTCCCGGATGGGAATGAGGAGCATATGTGCTCATAGTCTGCTCTCATCATAAGCCTTTTGTCACGACCCTTTGTGAGGATTTCTCTCCTATCAGATTTACTGAGTATTCGTGCAATCTCCTCCACAATGTTGAATAGAATCCTTGCCTTTATGTAGAGTATGATGATCTCCCTCACCCCACCGATTTGGTTCTTCTTGAATATTTGTATTATGATCTCGAAATTCTTGTTGTTGATGCCTGAGAATTGCATTGCCACTTCAGACGCTGTTTGAAGCTGCTCTGATTGGACAATTTCTGCAACAAGCTCTATAGCCTTTGTTCTCTGCCCGAGCTTAGAAACTTCATTGAGGTCATGCGGATCTATTACCCCGCTTATGTTTTTGACAGATGCTTTGAAAGTCGCAAATTCTGATAGATTCTTGTTTAAAATTTTGGATAATTTGAGACTGTTGAGCCAAGATCCATTCTCACCGAAATTCTCTTCATGAACATCTTGAAGTGCCACACCTGCCTGAACTGCCCTGTAACTGAAATAGTGGCTTTCTGGCTGGTCAGAATGTATGTGCTCGATATCATCAGAGATGGTGGTTGTTCCAAGGAAGTAATTCACCTTGTCTTCTTCTGTTTTCCTTCTTGAGATTTCCTTATCAAATTTTTGTTCCTCTTTCAAGATTTTGCCAAGTATGCCCATGGCATCCTGTGTTTTGTTTTGCCTGTCTTTGTTGTACAACATGCACCAGTAGATCTCATTGAGGTTGTATGAGATTGGTACAGGGGGTCCATTCGTGAATAACCTGGGCATCAGATTGGCAACACCTGTGGTCGACTCATCGTAATTCCCAGTTTCCTCATCTCTAATCAGTGATGCTGTTGTGACTAGATCACTCAGGGCAGTCTTGCAAAGTTTTATACATGAGTCAACAGACCGTTGCAACATGTATGATTGGATGACAGAATTGATTCTTTGTGGGAACTTGGCTATCAGACCTTTGAACTGTTTGTCACCAAGTGATTTCATCCACATGTATCGTATTGTTTGATTTGTTGTTGAGGTGCTTTGTTTGTTCTCCAAATACATCAAGGTGAGCAACGAGTGGTTCCTGCACATGATTTCTTCACGCAGTGCCTGTATCATTTTTGTTCCTGGTCTGACTAGTCTCTCTGAGTTGGCAAGTGTGCACATGATTGTCCTGTCCCTTGCTCTCTGCCAGTGTTTCAGCCTGTCTGTGTCTACAGAGAGCCAGTCAGACTCCCAGTGGTTGCCAGATGAATGCCAAGGTGCAGAGAATCCCGATGATAGAGCTGGGTGAATTGATATGATCTTAACAAATATAGTGTTGTTCTCTGTCCTCAGTTGAGGTCCTGAAGCAATTAGGAAGTATATCCCATGAAAGCCTGTGTAGCCCAGTGCATATTGATTGTGTTTCCGTCTCCTCATGCTGTTTATCACAATTTCATTCGCGGTCATCTGGTAAAATAGTGATACACCTGTGGATTTGTCAATTCTAAACTCCGACTCCACTGATTCAAGGAGGAAAGACGAGTGGACACCTGTTTCACTACTGTCCTGCACACGAATCTCCGGGAGGTCAATCTGCTGGATTCCTCTGTGAATGTCATCCATGAAGTTGTCCAACATTGATATATGCATTTTACTGATGCCGATATGTGTTGGTTCAGACCTCTCAGTTTTGATCCCCTTCTGCCTTAGGTATCTCTTCCGCCCGGGTCCTTGCTTCTGCTCCTCTTCAACCATTGAGGATGGTATGGCAAGTGTTAAGAGCCTGTCATCGAGTCGACAATCGAACTGCAGAGAGTTGAGGATGTAATCTGAGTAGCCTCCTGTGATCCCACTTTGTCTTAGTTCGAGTATCGCCTTGTCATAGGGGAGCGGGTGATAGTTCAAGACACATGGTGATCCAAGTTGTAAGATTCGTGGTATCTTTGAGGTGTTTGGTTTGACAGCAGCCATTCGCGCGAAATCATCAATGAGAATCCTCGGCACATATGAATCATTCGATGGTGATGGCCTTGTTGTCGGAGGTCTGTCAATGATGGACTGTGCAATCCTGTCTATGTAGCCCTGATGTGAATCCTTCGACGCTCCTGCAATCTTCCTCTTTAAGAGTGCGGCTGGCATACGGCAGTTTGTTGCCTCTTCAACAAGGTCCTCTATTGTTCTGTCGTCAATCTTAAACTGAAATCTATCAACACTGTATATCCCTGCTTCTTGTTTCCGAAGGGATGCAATTTTTGGGGAAGAATGCATTATTCTGAGTGCAGAAATCATGTCCTCAATAAGCTCAATGAAGACTGTGCTTATCCGTGGGATCTTGTCTGACCATTCTGGATCAGAGAGGTCAACACATATGACAGAAAAGTCAACAGTGAAACCATTGGATCGAAGGGAGTCTATGAAGTCGGAATACTTTGTGACTTTCTCATTCACAGAGCTCTCTGGAGAATATGTACAGGTGACCTCAGCAATCTCGACATACTTCTCATTCACGTTAAAGAGGTCAGGTTTCTGCCTCTTGATTGTCTTATCATGGTGGAAAATTGAGAAAGATTCCAAAGTCAATTCTTCGTATTTGTAGTGGGCAGAGTCAATCATGGATCGGCAAACAATGTCATGGAGACATCTTCTGAACTGAGCATATTGGCCCGAGTTCTCAGGTATATAAGAGTTGTCCACTCCTGCACCTGATATCACTGCTGCAATCTTCTCATCAGCACCGATTCTTGTTGTCACTGCTGTGGCAATGGATTGTCTGTCCATTGTGTCTTGTTCAGGTTTCTAGGTTGTGGGGG